TAATATTATACATTGCTAAAATATCATTTAAATTTGATACTCCAGGTGTGTCAGCTCCAAGCAAAGCAACTGCTGCAAGCATACGCTTGTAGACTTTCTCTCCACATTTAATATTCCAAAAAATTTCTGCTGAAACTTTTTTATATGCTTTATTTTCAATTAATTCATAAATCTTTTTAGGAATATCTACAAAATCAGCTTTTAATTTATCTCCGACAACATAGATTTTATCTATCCATCCAGCAGCTGGAAGACCATCTGATTGGATTAATTTTTGCTTAGGATCATGTCCTAATTTTAGGTGTGGCTGACTTCCAGCTTTTGTTTCATTAAATGCAGTTACCATACAATTTAAATCATCAATTGTGTATTCGTCTCCATTCCATTTTCCTACAGAAAAGATTTCTACACCTTTTTTTGAGAAAAGTTGTTTAGACATTATGTCACCGCCTTTAAGGTAAAATATGCTTCAATAGAAACGCTTGTATTAACTCCAGCCGCTTTAGCTGCAAACCAAATATCTGTTTTTGCTGGAAACGATGTCCATTCAAATGTAATAGGATTATGTCCAGTCAAACCATCATATACAGCGATTAATTTTCTAGCACTATATGGTGTGGTTACATCATCAGCATTTTCTCTTTTGAATAGATAAATATTTGCTGATTTTCCAGAAGCTACAGAAATATCTATCTTTGCAATATATGCTTCATATCCATCTGGTACTGTATATCTGCCTAACTGTGTTTCGGCACACGCAATTGAATCATCAACATAAAGGTTAGCTGTTGATGTTCCATTTAAATTAAATGTAATTGTTCCATGTAAAGAATCATTGGTTCCAGAATAAGTTCCAACATCTAAAGCACTTATTCTGTTAATTCTTATAAAAGAATTGTTACTTGTTACAGTATTTAAACCATTTAAATAAATATCTTCAGTTGTATTAGTAAATCCAGAAAGTAAACCATAAACTCTTACAGATCTTACTCCTGATGAAGTTGTTGTATTCGAGTCATTTAAAGAGTTTGACCAAATATTTAATGATGTAGCCGTCATTGACCAAGACATTAGTCCACCAACTGTCCAAACATCCTCAACCGTAGTTCCAATATCTGTATTTCTACCATGTACTCTATATGTAGAAATTTGAGGAATTTCTCCTGATGCAACAGCAAAATCAAAACTCTGAGCTATAGATACCTGATCAAATTTTAGGCTATCTTTTGTTGTTGTCACTTTGTAGAAAATCCTTTTCCTTTATTTTCTTCTATAAAATCACTTACAGACTGCCCTCTAATTGTCTCTGTTGGCTTATATTCTTCATATTTTGTAATAGGAATTAAAAGAGACCTACAGTTAAAATGCATTGGTGGAATTGGTTCGCTTCCTTTTTCAAATATTTTTCCATGTAAACCAGAACAAATATCAGACGTTCTATCGTCTAAAGCTGCACTGTATTGATATGCAACAACTACCTCCGTTGAATCAAAATACTCAACTCGCGCATTGTTCATTACTTCTGTGTGTTTTGTTCGAGCATATCTTTCCAATTGAACATCAGATAATTTCTGTAGATCATCAGATAAAATATCTAAAACAGAGCTCAATGGTCTCCCATCTTTAATGGCTGAAACTAATTCAGATTTTACTCTTTTCAAAATAGTATATTCATAATCACCAACAAACTGATATGACTCTTGCTCTATTAAATCCAGAAATTCTTGGCTTGTTACTGGCTTCGCGTAAAGACCTTTTTCAAGTTCATTTGCTGCCTGAGATTGAGAATCTCTAAATAGTTGAGTGAATGATGCTTTTAGAATTTGTTTTAGTTCTTTTTTGTATTTAAGTGAGAGACTATCCATTCTAGTGGCATCACCGCTTTTTAGAATATTCTTTTTTTCTATTTGATCAGATAAATCGGACAACATTTTTTTAACTACTGATCTAGAATCATCCATTATAGATTGGTCATAATCATTTAATTTATTTGCTATTTTTTTGAAATCTACTTTTTTGTAATATGCTCCGCTTGGCATATCATATATTTTAGAAAAAGTTTTTGTATCAGTTTCTTTCTCATATTCATTAGTGTTATTTTCTGAGTTGTTTTCTGCTTCTTCTGATTCTTCGATTTCGGAATCTTGTGTCTTTTCTTCATTGACTCCATCGTTTTCTTTTTCATCATTATCTCCGTTTGGAGTTGTTTCTTTTGGTATAGATGAAATAACTTGAGAAGCAAACTCAACTTTACCTTCTGGAAATTTAACTAACTTTCTAAAATGATTTATTTCTTCTTCATTAGGTTGATATGCTTTTCCTTTTACTGCCTCTAACCACGTTTTAGCTAGATCAACAGCTTTCATGTCATCTAATGGTTTGAATTTAAATTTTGGTGGATTTTTTATGTCACCATAATTATATAAAACTAATGTTCTTACTAATTCTTTATTAATAATATTTTCTAGACTATTTCTTCTTCTAGCAATGTGCATGAAAAATAAATTTAGTTGTTTTTCTCCAAGGGCTAAAGATCCACCACCAGTTTCAGATCCTGTAAATCCCAATAAGTCTGGAATAAATAAAGATCTTCCGATAAACATATTAAATAAGTGAATTGCTTTGCTGTAAGCTTCGCCAGTATTATTGGCCTCTAAAAATTCAACTTCAATTTCTTTAGGAATAACAAGAGCTGTTTTTGTTTGAAATCTTTTTAAGCTTTCGAAAATCTTATCAATAGCAGATTGTGGAGCGTTTTTATCATAACGACCAATTGGTACTGGACTAGCAGCTTTTTCTAAAAACATACCAAAATATCTAACTATTTGTGTTTTTGTAAACCAAGCATTATATGCTGGCCTAAGATCAGATGTACCGTATGGATTTTGAAATCTTTTAGTATTGATCGCATGAATAATTGAATCAGGATTTACCTCTAACAAACCTCTAGAGGTGTTTTGTTCATATTTTACTACATTACCATGATCATCCTGAAATAATTTAAATGAATTAGGATGTCTTGTTTTTAAATATTTTAATCCTAATTTTGAATTATTTATTTTTTTAAAAACTTTTTCTGTAATTGAAAAACCAAATTCATAATTTGTTAGAATTTCTTCAATATCTTCTAAAAAATCACCTTCATATGTTTCAAAAAAAATCCTATTCAAGTCATCTATAATTTCATCTTGCCCCGTTTCGCTTGGGACAAAAATAGCACCTTCGCCTATTACCAGATCTTTTTTTAATTGAAGACAAACTGAAACTTGATCATCATTTAGCATTTCCTCATAAATAGAATAATCACCTTTTAATTGCCACAAATCATCTGGATTGTATGGAGGTCTGTATGAATCAGAAACTAACGGTGATTTAAAATAAGTTTGTTCTGTCATTCCAGTATAAAGGGATGAGATAGGATTAATTCCATTTTCAAACTTTGGAATTTGTTCAGGAGTTTCGGGCATCTATTCCCCTTTTTATACTAAAATTCTTCTTTCGATGTCCTCGTAAATCGATAGCCTATTAGCCAGACATATCTGAAGCGCAATAGCCGCCGATGTTATACAGTCATCGTGCTTACCATTTGCAGCTTCAATTTTTCCGTTATTGTCTATAAGTGTCAAACATTCGGTTAAAATATCTGTATCATTAATTTTCAAACGCATTTCTTCTACCGCGTCAATAAATGCATCCATCATCATTGGTCTAGAAATTGAATCTGTTTTCCATCCTAGACGTTCGTCTTTATCTACAAATAAATTTGGATAACAGTGTAAATCATTTAAAGATAACAAAACAGCATGGCCATGATTATTTCTTTCTACGGCTAAAATTGGAAAAACACCTCCTGGACTAGAGTATAGTTTTCCGAGATCATTTAACTTTTCTGCAAAAACAGATGGTTTCCATTGGCCACGAATTTTAGCTACAATTTCGATGTTTTGAATATCTATTACTGTTGCAACTGAAAAATCTCTACTAACACCCTCTGCCGGATCTGCTCCAATAACATAACGTCTTTCTTTAATTGGTTCTTTGAAAATCTTAAGTCCATCTTTATCTTTCAATGGATCTTTTGCTTCATCGATC